AACACACATGGCTAGCGCAACATACCTCTCGAACCCAGTACTGACGATCAACAGCGTTGATTTGACCGACATGTGCACCGCAGCAACATTGACCTACCTGGTTGAAGCGCTTGAGGACACCGCATTTGGTACCAACTCACGCACCTACACCGCAGGCCTCGTCAACAACGAAGTGACCTTAACGATGTACGCATCGTTTGCAGCAACCGAAACGTACGCAACATTGCAGCCTTTGGTTGGCACAAAAACCACAATCACACTTAAGCCATCATCAGCAGTTGATTCAGCAACCAACCCAAGGTTCGTTTTGACTGACTGCTACCTAGAGTCATTGCCAATTATCAACGCATCACTCGGCGAGTTGTCAACCTATGACCTCACGTTTATGGGTGGCTCGTTGACAATTGACGTCACCAACCCGTAATTAACGGCTCCAAGCCGACATAGGAGAAACATGAAAATCAAGTTGCAATTAAAGCGCACGCCTGACAGCGCGCCCGAGTACTACTACACAAACTTGTTTGTAGTTACGGAATGGGAACGGCTTGAGCGTCGCAACATTCAGCAATTATCAACGCAACCGCTTTACAGCGATTATTGCTGTTGGATGCACACAATTTTGAAACTTAAAGGCGAACAGGTCGGCGACAACTGGCGGGAATGGATTAGCAAAAACCCAGAGCTGGAGATCATTCCGGTATTGGACGAAACTGACCCAAACCCTACGGACGCGGCACCTACCGCCGCCAACTAGCAGAAATTTTGGTTGCGGTCGGTTGGTGGCCTAGCAACATCGTGTTTGACGCTCGAGACATAGCAACGGTCATTAAAGTGCTTAACGAGGCAAACAAAAAACGGAGATAACGTGGCGGAAGTATCGGCAAGGGTAGAGGTTGTAGGGCTCAAAGACGCCTTAAAGACCCTGAACAAGATTGACAAATCTTTGCGCCGAGAAATCACCAAAGATTACAAACGCATCGTTCAGCCGGTCATTGACGACGCAAACAAGCTTGTGCCTACTGGCGTCCCGTTGTCGGGTATGGCGCGCAACTGGCAAACCAAATCAGGGTTTCAATTGTTGCCGTGGATACCTGGCATGAAACAAAAAATCGCTGCCAAGATCAATACTCGAGCGATTAAAGAATATGGCGGGAACAAGACCAATGTGGGCACTTTTGCCATTCAATGGAAAGGCGCAACTGGCACCATGTTTGACACGTCTATGGCTGGCTCATTAGGTCGCGCGTTAACTGCACGCTATGGCAGTCGTTCGCGAGTAATGTGGAAAGCGTACGAGCAACGCCAAAATGATGTCATGTCCGAGATGGAGCAACTGGTCAAGCGCGTCATGGAAGAAGCGAACAGAGAGACCGCATAATGGCAATTAATATCCCGATCATTTCAGAGTTTGATGGCCAAGGAATTAATAAGGCTATTAAGCAGTTTAAGCAACTTGAAACGACATCGGAAAAAGCCCAATTTGCAATCAAAAAAGCGGCGGTGCCGGCAGCTGCGGCGCTTGGTGGTTTGGCGTTGGCGCTCGGTGACGCGACCAAAGCCGCTATGGAAGATCAGCAGGAGCAGGCGGCGTTAGCGCTTACTTTGCAAAATGTGACTGGCGCCGGCAAAGCCCAGACTGCCCAAATTGAAGATCAGATCAGCGCAATGTCAAAAGCGTCTGGCGTGGCAGATACTGATTATCGCAAATCACTTGAGGCCTTAGTGCGCGGCACAAAAGATGTCGACCGTGCGATGAAAGACATGAACTTGGTCATGGACATTAGTACCGCGTTGCAAATGGACTCCAGCACGGTTGCTGAAGCTCTTGCTAAAGCTTACCAAGGCAACTTCAAAGCGCTCCGATCATTAAGCCCAGAAATGGCAACAATGATCAAAGAAGGCGCAAGCCTTAATCAAATTATGGACGTGCTCGGCGGAACCTTCGGCGGTGCTACTGCCAAAAGCGCCGAAACCGCTGCAGGCAAAATGAAAATTTTTAAAAACTCAATTGGAGAAACCAAAGAGTCAATTGGTGCCGCGCTGTTGCCTGTGCTTGAGGCCGTGTTACCTGTACTCAACAAGTTTGCTTCATGGGCACAAGACAACCCCAAAGCATTCCTGTTTATTGCTGGCGCTATCGGCGCGGTTGCCGCGGCAATTGTGGCTACAAACATTGCTATGGCACTTAACCCGTTCAGCCTGATTGCTGCCGGAGTCGCGTTGCTTATTGTTGGTTTAGTTGCGGCTTACAACAAGTTTGAGTGGTTTCGTGACGGCGTAAACGCCATTGTTAACACGATTACAGGGTTTTTCGCTGGCATGGTTAACGCTGCTATTGGAGCGGTCAACGCAATCATTAGCGCATATAACGCCATCCCCTTGTTGCCAGACATTCCAAAAGCACCAACAATTAGCGTGCCAAAACTCGGTGGAAGTGCGACAACCGCTCGACCAGCTGCAGGACGCATGGGCATTCCGCGCATGGCTGAAGGCGGCATTGTGTCAAGTCCGACATTGGCGTTGATTGGTGAGGCAGGCCCAGAAGCCGTAGTGCCATTAGATCGCATGGCCACAGGCGGCGGGGTCACGATCAACGTAACTGGCGGCCTTGCCACAAGTGCCGAAATCGGTGAATCCGTTGTTAATGCGTTGCGCGCTTATTCACGGAGTGCAGGGCCGTTGGCTCTGAACATTGCCTAATGCCTGGCGTCGCAGTAGTCAATTCAGGTAACTATAACCTGCAAATAGAAACAGGCTTTATTGTCAACTCGTTTACATTAGACAATGTAACTTCGGGCGTTTTAGACAACACGTTTTTCGTGCTTGACGGTAACACAGAATACGCAGACGTAATGGCTGACTGTACGCAAGTCAATGTCAGGCGCGGTCGCCGTGACGTGGGCGATCAGTTCAGCGCAGGCACAATGACATTTACTATTCAAGACGTGGACGGCATTTTTAACCCGTTTGACAACAACAGCCCGTACTATGACACGCCACAATCAAAGCCAGGACTTGCACCAATGCGTAAAGTGCAGCTTATTCGCTACGACCAAACCGACACGCCCGAATACCTGTTTTCGGGATATGTCGTCAACTATGACTACAACTTTGCTTTGGGCGGTTTGGACACCGTAACGGTTTATTGCGCTGACCAGTTTTACCTGTTAGCACAAACCTATTTAGACGAACTCAACGTTACGGCCGAAACATCAGGCGAACGCATAGAAACCATCCTAGACCTGCCAGAAGTTGATTTCCCTGCCCTGCAACGCAACATTGCAACAGGAACAGTAAACCTAGGCCATGACAGCGCTTACACAATCCCTGCCGGCACCAATGTTCTGCAATACATAACGCAAATAAACGAAACAGCCGAGTTTGGGCGTGTTTTTATGTCGAGGGACGGCACGCTCACTTTCCAAGAGCGAATTGGCACAACGTTGACACCGCCGATAGCCAACTTTAATGATGACGGCACAGGCACAAAATACGACGGTCTTGGCATCTCATTTGAAGCGGACTCGGTAATCAATAGATCAGTCGTTACAGGTTTAGATGGCGATAGTTACACAGCAACAAACCCAGGCTCAATTGCCTTGTATTTTATTCAAACATCAAGCATTTTAAACAGCCTGTTGCATGACGCAACCGAAATCCAAGAAGCGGCCCTATACCTGCTCAACCCGTTACCAGAACCACGCTTCACATCAGTCGAAACCAAATTTTTGATGCTGACGGACACAGAAAAGGACACGCTGGCAACAATTGAAATTGGTGACACAATTAGTATTGAAAAAACGTTTCCAAGCGGTGCTAGTACAACCCAGTTAACTCAAGATTTGAGCGTGGAAGGCATCGAGCATCACCTTGACTTTGCTACAGGCCACAGGGTTTTGTATTCAACCGCGCCAACAACCGTGCTGTATGACTTAATTTTAGACGACTTGTTGTATGGCACACTTGACACCGTAAATGCCTTAGGATAGGAGACACTATGGCTAACCCATTTCCTTTTACCGCTGGTCAGGTACTTACAGCTGCCCAAATGAACGGCATCGGCGAAACGACCTCGTTTACGCCAGTTTTTACAAACCTTACAGTTGGAAACGGTACCGTAACCGCATATTACACTCGGGTGCAAAAACTCGTAAAAGTGTATGTAAACGTTTTGTTTGGAAGCACCACAAGCATTACTGGTGCATTAACTATGGATTTGCCAATAACAGCAAAATCAGATGTATTGCGACAATTAACATTGGCACGATTGTTTGATGCAACTGATTCGGCTTCATTTGGTGTTTGCGATATCAACTCGGCGACAACCGTTACTGTGACCGTAATTAGTACCGGGGCTACTTATGCGCGTCCTGCGGCTCTTAGTTCAACAATTCCGTTTACTTGGACAACTTCGGATTCAATAACATTAAATTTGATTTATGAGGCCGCATAATGACAACACAAGAACAATACGCCGAACAATGCCGCACCGAAAACCCTGAAATATATATAAATGAAAACGGTGTAACACGCAAACTTGGTAAAAAAGAATACGAAACAGCAATAGAAGCCTGGGCTTTAATGCGCTGGTATCAAGACAATCCAGATCAGCAACCAACATCAGCAGAATGATCAAATGGACACTCAGATCGTGGTGGCTCTTATCGGTGGTGGCTTCCTTGTATTGGTGGCGCTCATTGGCAAAATCGGCAGCGAAAACAAAAAAGACCACGGGCAAGTACACCAAACCTTGGGTCGAATAGAACAAAAGATAGACAACCATGTTGAAAATCACCAATAAAGACAAAGCAATGTTCGCCAGTTATGCGCGATCAGTTGTTGGCGCGCTTATTGCTGTTTACTCGACAGGCACAACAGACCCACGCGACTACGGCAAAGGCGCAATCGCCGCAATCATCCCACCATTGTTGCGCTGGGTAAACCCTAAAGACGCAGGCTTCGGGCGTGGCGACAGCCAAAGCTAACCCAAACGCGCGGCCATACACAG